GGGCTGGCGTAGCTTTACCATTAGTACGTAAAGTATTCGCACAAATCGTTGCACAGGACTTTGTATCTGTACAACCAATGAACTTACCTTCAGGTCTAGTATTTTATCTAGACTTTAAATACGGAACTGCTACCAATGGTAGAGGTGACGGAGAAAACCTATACGGTAACGTATCATCTGCATCTGTAAAGATGGGAGTAGATACTGACGTAGCTGGTGGTCTTTATGGCGCTGGACAGTTTGGTTACTCAATCAACCAAGTAGCCTCTGCTGGAGGAACTTCTGCTACTGTAGCAACTGCTACATCTGCATCTGTAAACTATGACACTGATGCAGTAGCAAACATTGCAGGACAGACTTTAGAAACAGTAACTATTGCTACTTCTGAGATCCCAGGATTTGATGAACTAGGCGTTAGAGCGTTTAGATTAGTAGGTACTACTGTTTTACCTCAGTATACTAAGGTAGTAGGTTCTAATATCGTATTTGTACAATATGGTACAGGAACTCACCTAGCAAACGCTGCTACTCCTGTAATCAACTATCACAAGCAACCAGTAGACAACGACAGAGGAGACTTTGAAGCTTCTTCAGGTGCTGCTGTTGATACATCAATCACTATACCAGAAATCGACGTTAAACTTGCTTCTGAAGCAATTGTTGCCAAAACACGTAAGTTAAAGGCACAATGGACTCCAGAATTTGCTCAAGATCTTAACGCATATCACTCTATCGATGCTGAAGCTGAGTTAACTTCACTATTAAGTGAATATATCTCAATGGAAATCGATCTAGAGATTCTTGATATGTTGATCTCTCAAGCAAGAACTACAGATAAGTGGTCTGCTGAGAATAACAAAGTATGGGGAGGTTCAGATTGGACTACTTCTACTTCTGATTTCTACAATACTCAAGGACAGTGGTTCCAAACACTAGGAACTAAAGTTCAAAAAGTATCTAACAAAATCCACCAGAAGACATTAAGAGGTGGAGCAAACTTTATCGTAACTTCACCTAACGTAGCTACTATCTTAGAATCTATTCCAGGATATGCTGCTGCAACTGATGGAGATCAGGCAGAGTTTAACATGGGCGTACAAAGAGTAGGTAGCTTAGCTAACCGCTTTAAAGTGTATAAAAATCCTTACATGACAGAGAACATCTTGTTATTAGGATTTAGAGGAAGCCAGTTCCTAGAAACAGGAGCTGTATATGCACCTTACGTACCATTAATGATGACTCCTCTAGTATACGATCCAGAAACATTTACTCCACGTAAAGGTTTAATGACTCGTTATGCTAAGAAGATGATCAGACCAGAATTCTACGGAAAAATCTTTATCTCAGACTTGTCTCAGATCTAAGATTAACTTAGAATAATAATAAAGAGAGGGCTTCGGCCCTCTTTTTTTTTGGCTATTTATATAAAACTGTAATAAATGGCAAGTGTAACTATATGGGATGGATCAGCTACTTTTACTTCTGGTAGCTCAACCCCCTTCGGATTTTATGATAGCGATGCTGATTTTCAAACTGATGCAACTAAGGTAGCAAAGTTTTGTGGTACTCGTTTAGGTTTTCCTTTAATGGATGTAGAGCTTCAAGATCAGAACTTTTTTGCCTGTTTTGAAGAGGCAGTTACAACTTACGGCAATGAAGTATTTCAATATAAGATTAGAGAAAACTACCTATCATTAGAAGGTAGCGATAGTACTGCAGGATCGGCTAATAATAAAATAATTAACCCTACATTAGATAGAGTTGTTAATATTGGTAAAAACTACGGAACTGAAGCAGAAGTAGGAGGATTCGTAACCAGACATACAGGCTCTCTTTCAGTAACTATGTCTAAACAGGAATACGATTTAGATGCATGGGCAACAGCTGAAGGAGTTGATGGTAGTATAGAAGTAAGAAAAGTATTTTATGAATCACCACCTGCTATATTAAGGTACTTTGATCCTTATGCAGGAACAGGTACAGGTGTACAATCGTTAATGGATGCTTTTGACTTCGGTTCATTTAGTCCTGGAGTTAACTTCTTATTAATGCCAGCATCATATGACCTACTTAAAGTACAAGCAATAGAGTTTAATGATCAAATAAGAAGATCAGCATATACATTCGAACTTGTAAATAACAGACTTAAAATATTTCCAATACCTAAACAAAACTACAACTTAAGGTTTGAATACTATAAAGTAAATGAAAAGAAAGCAGCTAGTTATCTAAATGGAACAGGATTAGTAACAAATGTTGCTGAAGTACCATATAATAATCCTAGCTATAATCAAATAAACAGTGTAGGTAGACAATGGGTATTTAGGTATACTTTAGCATTAGCTAAAGAACTATTAGCATATGTAAGAGGAAAGTACCAAACAGTACCGGTACCTGGATCAGAAGCTACATTAAACCAAGCAGACCTATTAACTGATGCAAGATCAGAAAAAGAATCATTACATACTCAACTAAAAGAGATGCTAGACCAAACATCTAGACAAGCTCAGTTAGAAAGAAAAGCTAATGAAGGAGAAAACTTAAAGAAAACCTTAGGCGATGTGCCTATGACAATATACGTAGGATAATGAAGTTAAAAGATATCATATTAGGAGAGGCTATATACACACCTTACCGTGCTATGGTACAAGTTGTGAGTAGAGATACTAGTCCTTCGGTACTAGCTGACCTTATTAGAGCTCTTCCCGGTGTTACTACCTGCACTATAGCAGGATCGGATGATGTAGCTAATAAGTATATTTTTAAAGTTAAACTAATCACAACTAAACCATCATCAGAAGCATTTACATCATTAAAACAGAATGCAATGAGTAAGTATGTAGAAATAAATGCGTTTAAAGTAGCTTCAAACTCAGTTGAACGTATGAAAAGACCAGGAGAATACTAATATGTTATTTGGATCAGGAAGAGACTTCGATTTACTCGTTAATATTAACAGAGAACTACTAAAAGATATAGTAGAACAAGAGATTCTTTACCATAAGTTAAGTTTAGAAGACTTAGACGTTAACTTATACGGAGAATCACTACAGAAGTCTTATTGGGCAGCTGTAAAACTAAACTGTTTAATAACTAGAGGTGATCAAGTGATAGATATTGATGACTTCGGACCAGATTTAGGTAGAGAAGCATCATTTGCCTTTTTAAGACCTGATTTAGTAGATACTAGTGTAGTTCCTGAAGTAGGAGATATAGTTCAATGGCATAATGACTTCTATGAAGTTGATACAGTTAGAGAAAATCAACTTCTCTTAGGTAGAGATAAGAGTTATAACCTTACTTCTTATGGTAACGGGTTTGGTTCTTCACTTTCTATTATTTTAGATTGTCATTTAACAAGAGCCGACAGAGTTGGCATAACAGAAGTAAGATAATATGGCAGAAAACACTCCAACTCCTAAATCTCAAGAGCAACTATCTAACGAAAGCTTAGGTTTAAGCACATCTACTACAAATAATAGAGCTTACCAGTTAAATCGTAATGATAACGTTGAGAATCTTACTATTGGTATAAAAGATATTGATGAAGCTATCTTTTACTACTTTAATGAAGTATTAAAACCCTCTGTTACACAGAATGGTAAAGTAATAAACGTTCCTATTGTGTATGGTTCACCTGAAAGGTGGGCAGCTATGCAGAAAGACGGGTATTACCGTGATAAAAACGGTAAAATGCAAGCACCTCTCATAGTATTTAGAAGAGATAGTCTAGAACGCAATAGAAACCTAGGAAATAAGCTAGATGGCAATAAACCAGTGCACTTTGGAGTATTTCAAAAGAAGTTTTCAAGAAAAAACTCATATGATAAGTTTGATGTATTGAATAACAGAGAACCTGTTAAAGAATACTATGCAGTAGCTATACCAGATTATGTAAATATAGTGTATAGTTGTATTATTTATACTGATTATATGGAACAAAACAATAAAATCATTGAAGGTATTAACTTTGCTTCTGATTCTTACTGGGGAAATCCATCTAAGTTTAGATTTAGAGCTATGATTGATAACTATACAACTGCTACTGAGTTAGTTCAAGGTAATGACAGACTAGTTAAGACTAACTTTAATATAAATCTACTTGGTCATATAGTAACAGATGCTATAAATGCACAAGCTCACAATACAAAAAAGTATTATTCTAAAGCAGCAGTTAAAGTAACTACTGAAACCACTGGAAATATAAACGATATATAAGATGGCAGGTAGATTTAATAGTATTTTATCGGGATCGTTAGTATTTAGCAAAGATGGTGTATTTGCTTCTAGTATAGTACCCCATCCTAATGCACTTACAATCACTGGATCTGTTAAAATATCAGGTTCTAACTTAATATTAAATGGTAGTGATGTAGGATTACGTATAACTACATTAGAATCTGGTCAAGGAGCAGATCAAGTTAAGTTTGGAGCTATTACTTTATGGACAGCATCTATATCAGAATGGACAGGTTCTACTAATCAGTACATAGCTAACCTTAATGATGTATCAGGTTCATTAAATATATTTACTGCATCAGTAGAAAGTAGAGTTTCCTTATTAGAAACTTCTTCTTCATTAGAAAATGTATCATCTTCTATATTAGATACAAGATTAACTACTATAGAAAGTAAAGCTCTAATAAGTAGTTCAGCTCAAATCGATGCTTTAGGGTTTTTATCTTCAAGTATAACAGGTATTGTATCAAGATCAGCACAGATATCCGATTTAGGATTCATTACTGGTAGTAAATATAGTCAGTTAGAAGAAATACCAGGCGGTATCTTATCATCATCAGCCCAAATAGCTACCGAAATATCAGGAGCAGGAGCTATGACTTATGTAAGTAGTAGTGATCTTAGCTTAAAAGAGATAAAAATCAATGATTATGATGCAGATGTTGCTGCTACTTACAGTAGCGGTAGGTTAACACTTACTTTTGGTACACCTGCACAACCTTCTTCTATTAATATAGCATTATCTGGGTTTGATACCGATAGATTTAACCAAACATCTGATTCGTACGATGTAAATGCTACATGGAATAACGGAGGATACATTATACATACTGCATCTATATACGAAGGCAATGTATTACTATCAGAAGTTAATACAGGAACATCAATATCCTTACCAACTTCATCAATAGGTAGTCATACTTACAAACTAATCTATACAGCTAGTTCGCCTTTAGATAACTCTATATATACATACAGTGATACTGTTACTGGAACACTATCAAAAACTAATCCTGCACAACCTTCACTAACATCTACACCATCAGTACAGTTAGGATATAGTTCAAATCAAATAGAACAAGGAGCTACAGGTAGTATTACATTTACTTCATCATCATCTGCTACAAGTAACCAATGGGAGCTTGATAGAACTGAAACAAATCTAACAAGTCCTTATAATATTACTGGTGCATTAACAGGATCATCATCTATATCTATAACAGCTACTGCATATTATGATTCTCCATCAGGTCAAAACTCACCTGACACTAGTACTACACGTACAAGAACTAATACATACAGTAAAATAAGAAGTGTAAGGTTTGGAGCAAGTACTTTAACTACATTTAATACAAGTCAACTATCAGATTTAGCTTTTTGGGATACCACCATAGGTGGAGATGTAGGCACTATTGATAAAGGCAACACTAATCCAAGTGGAGATAGTGTAACTATAGCATGGTCTGGAGATAAGTTCCACTATATAGTATATGATAGTTCAAGAAGTAACTTATCCAACATTACTACTAGCGGTTTTGGGGTACTAGGACAGTTTAGTGTAACAACTATAGGTCAATACAAGGTATATAAAACAAATACACTACAAGCCGGTGGAGCCGGAAGTAGTATAACATATGATTTAACATAAGATATGGCAATAATACTACCAGGCGGGTTTAATATAACTAACAACGAACCAGCAGATGCAAGGTTTAGCGTTGAAAACGTTGCCGCTCGTTATGCTTTATCTTCAGCTAATGTATATGAAGGGTTAACTGTATATGAAAAGGATACTAATCGCTATTATGTACTAGTTGATGCAGCAAATCAAGGTAATGCAACAGGATGGAAAGAGATCTCCACCGGTAATGAACTATCTGGTTCATCTATTATAGGTTCTGATCTCTTAAACATACACAGTATAACAGGATCAGTAGGTATAACCGGATCACTTACATTACAAAACTCTGACCTTGAAGTTACAGGTTCGTTTAACCTACAGTTAGATGGGGTTTCAAAGTATTTTTCTATTGATATAAACGGAGAAGAAAAAGTAAAAGTTAATAGTGAAGGAGTATTCCAACTTATATCACAAAGCTCTACTCCAACCCCAGTAGAAGGAGGTATGTATTATGGTAATGATTATAATCTATACCTAGGAGTAAACGAATAAACTGACATATTTATTAACATAACAGTATTTTAGCATGGCAACTTGGAAAAAGATAATA